CAAGTAAAATAAAGTAACAACTTAACACTTTGTCTTTTTATGTACACTATTAACATCAAGGGAAAGCCAAATCCCAAGGATCCCGCTATGGTCAAGTTGGAGATGATTTTCTTCAAGTCCAACTATCCACGAGTAACTAAGGTCGTAAATGTAACAGGTCTTTTGGCAGACTGGGACGCCAAGTCGCAAAGTTTCAGAGTAGGAAGTGCTGAAGCAACAGCAAAGAACAAAATCTTATTTGACCTTAAAACTAAATACTATCATAAAGCCGACGATTGGGAAATCGAGGGACGCAATTGGTCTCCCGTACAACTGTCGCACGCTTTTGACGAGGTTGAGCAAATTAAATCTGAGGTAGTCGTCAAGTCTGTGTTGCAGATGGTAGAGTCTTTTGAGGAGCGTTATCTCGAAAAGAAGAGAATTAAGAATGGACATATAATGGATAGCATAAAGACTTCCAAATGTTACACTAATCTCAAGAAGACTCTAATCCAGTTTACATCAGAAAAGTATAACAAGTCCTTTTCGTCATACTTTTTTACCGATATTAATGAACAGTTCCTGTTGGATTTTGCGTTTTGGATTAAGGAACAAGGTATCAAAAACGGGAACCGAGGTGGTTTGACTCACAAGTTAAGGCTTCTCAGAGCGGTATGTAACCACGCGTACAAGATGGGAATGTATGGTGTCAATATGGATGCATTTCTATGTCTAGGTAACGATATTAAATGGCCTGAGACCACATCTAAGGCTATATCATATAAGACAATGAATAAAATTGCAGCAATTGATAGAACGCTTTTGACTCGCTATGAACAACTCCACCTTGACATGTTTCTATTTAGCTATTATGCTGGAGGAATGGCAAATGTTGATGTTTGTAACCTGACATGGGATTGTATCCAAGAAGATAGAATAGTATACGAGCGAATAAAATTTCCTAAAACTGCGAAGCCCATTTTACTCCAAAAGGCAAGGGACATAATGAATAAGTACAAGGGAAAGAGTTTTGAGAATTATGTGTTCCCCGTATTTAGTCCAAAGCATACGACATCTCAGAAACGGATGGTGAGAGTAAAAGAAATATCATCAAAGGTAAGCAGAACCCTCAGAAAGATATGTAAGATACTTCGTATTAAAGATAAGGTAACTTGGTATTCGGCCCGTGGTTCGTTTATCTCGAAGATGGTTGATGCGGGAAACAACCCTTATGTAGTTGCGGAAATGGCGGGTAATAGTCCGTTGACCATCTACAAACACTACTATAAGAATACCAGAAGAGAGGAAATCAAGCGCGAAATGGAATCTATTTTCTGATTTTGTGTTATCTTTGCACTTGAATTCTAAAACAATAGACACTATGAAGGAATTGGTAGTAAAAATCAATGAGGCATTCGAGGCATTCTCAAAGGATGCTGCGTTGCAGGTAGAGAAAGGGAACAAGGCGGCAGGTACTCGCGCTCGAAAGGCTTCATTGGAGCTTGAGAAGTTGATGAAGGAGTTCCGCAAGGTTTCTGTCGAGGCTGGCAAGAACTAATCTCTCCCTCATTAGTGTAGCATTGCTGCACATACATATTTAACACAAGAAAGCGTTAGCTTTTGTTTGTCTTCTGAATTCTGGTACAATTCATGTTTTTCTGCAAACAAAAGGTTTCGCTCACGATTTGCGTGGGCTAACCTGATTGCAGAATGGTTTACCAGAGCCAAGAAGACAGCGGGTTATGTCCCACGCTCTTCGTTTTGGTAAATATCGTGCTCTATGGGACTGTGGGCATAAGAAATTGATATGGAGACAAGATTGATTGATGAGTTGATGGCTATTCCAGCGGATGCCACTACCGCTACCATTCAGGGTGTCGAGATGCAGATTATCTCGACAGAGCAGGCAGATAAAATGCTTGATGCAGATTCAAGTGGCGAGAATACTCACGAGTGCATCTTGAAGAACGGAAGATTCCTTTTTGAGTCGGATAACGGCAAACTAACTACTTTATATAAGGTACAGAATTAGGGGCATCATCACTGACGCCCCTTTCTTGTGCTCTTATGAGATTACTGTACTTTCTCAACAAAACTCTTCGCAGGTTTGAAAGCTGGAATGTTATGAGCAGGAATAACCATCGTGGTGTTCTTGGTAATGTTTCGTGCTGTTTTCTCTGCACGGTGCTTAATGATAAAGCTACCGAATCCGCGAAGGAACACCTCATCTCCGTTAATCATCGAAGTCTTAATGGTTTCCATCAACCCTTCTACCACCTGTAACACTACTTGTTTCTCAATGCCTGTTGATGCGGCAATCTCCTTTACAATGTCTGCTTTTGTCATAGTTGTATATTTCAGTTTTGTTGTGCTTTGCTAATGTCAGTGCAAAGATATAGTAAAATATCCATTTTAGAATATTCAAGATATTTTCATTCTAAACTTTTGCGTCACTTTCGTTCTACTCTTTCAATAAAAAGATTAGAGTATGAAGCTATCGTTAAGACGCAAATTCAAGGGGTCGAAATATACTATCGGCGACCTCAGTATCGACGGCACATTTTTCTGTAACACTATCGAGGATGTCATTCGAGAACTTCCCGATAGTTGTCCTAATACCTCACGCTGGATTCCGTGCAAGTGTAAGGAGAAGGTCTATGCTCGCACCGCAATTCCAACCGGCACATACAAGGTTACTTTGGAGTATAGTCCGAAGTTCAAGCGTAAGATGCCATATCTGCACGGAGTCCCTCATTTCTTGGGCATTCTTATTCACTGGGGCAACACCGAGGATGATTCGGGCGGTTGCATCATCGTTGGTGAGAACTCCGTTAAGGGCAAGGTTATCAACTCTCGTGCGACCTTCAAGAGACTCTACGCCCTTCTCGAAAAGGAGAAGGATATCACCATCGAAATCTACTAAGCGATGGCGGTCAATAAACTCAAAGCACCGCGCAATATCCATATCGACTTCAGCCCCTCATCTCGGCAGTATGAGTTGTGGAAGCTCTTGCAACCAAACTACTGTCCACATTGTGGGGCTGAGATCGAGCAGGTTCTTGTTGGCTATGACCAGCAGAGAAATCCTCAATACAAACCGCAGTGTAAACATTGTAAGTCGCAGAATCTTCCCCAGCTAATCTTGGGAGGTGGAGCCGCCGGAGGTGGTAAGTCGTATGTCGGTAGCGTATGGCTTGTCTCGTCGTGTATGCGTTTCGAGAACATCCGTGCTGTGGTGGCTCGTAAGACGCTAAAATCGCTCAAAGAGTCCACTTGGAATACAATCAAAACCATCTTGAAGGATTGGGGCTTGAAGGAGGATGTGAACTACAAGATTAACAATCTCGAAGGTACGCTCACATTCTGGAACGACTCGGTGATCATTATGAAGGAGATGGCCGACATTCCCTCGGACCCCAACTTCGAGCGATTCGGTTCTTCGGAGTACACAATCGCAATGGTCGATGAGGTGTCGGAGATTTCTGAAAAGGCAGTCGAGGTGCTGTTCTCACGTCTTCGTTGGCGTACCCACGAGACCTTCAAGACTCCACGAATGTTGCTTACAACCAACCCGACTATTAACTGGGTGCGTAGTCGTTTTGTGCAGGATGAGAATGGCGATAAGGTGGTATGTCGTGAGGGCGAGGCGTATGTACCATTCTCGGTATTTGATAACCCTAACATTGCATTCCGTCAGGTCTATGAGGCTGCTCTGAATAAGATTCGAGACCAGGCAACAAAGGAGCGCCTGCTCTATGGTAACTGGGACTTTGTAGAGGCAAACGATATGGCTATCTACAACCGCTTTGATGGAGCAAAGCACCTTATCACCAACCTTAAAGAGAAAGTATATGACCCGACAAAACCACTCATCACAGTATGGGATTTTAATGTGGCTCCACAGATGTCTGTTCTCTCGGCACAGATAGACTACGACAACAAGAAGGTCTATATCCTCGAAGAGATACTCGGTAAGCCAGAAGAGAAGGAGAACAACACGCCCGCACTTGCTCGTAAGGTGAGATTGAAACTCTATCGAGACAAGCATATAGGAGGTGTTGATGTTACGGGCGACCCATCGGGATTGCAACGCTCAACGACCAATGAGGATGGTATCAACAACTACACAATCATTGTGGATACATTCGGCAAAGGTATCCTGCGACCAAAGGTCAAACTGCTACGCAAGCAACCGCCACAGGTTACACGATGCGAGTTTGTCAATGAGGTTTTCGATGGCTACAATGGCTGGGAGATTCAGATAGACATTAAGTGCAGAAAACTTACTCAGGACCTTATCTACCAGCTTCGCAATGAAGATGGCACAAAGAGCAAGCAGAAGACAACAGACCCTAAAACAGGGGTAAAATATGAACGATACGGACACCTTTCCGACTGCCTCGATTACTTGCTCTGCTACTATCTGCGCGATAGTTGGTACAAGTACAAGAGCGGTGGCGATGGTAACGGCTATGTGGTATCAACATCAGTAATAAGCGAAGGATTTAACTACTAAACAGAACAGATATGTATAGACGATTTCTAAATAATAGCGACTACTTGGGTATCATCACTCAGGAGGCTTTGCAGCAACTCACTCGTGGCAATGATGAACGCTTTATCCAAGCCGAGCAGTCGGCAGAGATGAGCATCGTGGAGTATCTCTCGGAGAACTACGAGGTGG